AGGAAATTCGGTGATGGATCCATTTGGCGGCTCAGGCACAACCCTGATCGCCGCAGAAAAAACGGGGCGTGTGGGCCGCATGATCGAGTTGGATCCCAAGTACGTGGATGTGATCGTGCGCCGCTGGCAGGACTGGACTGGGAAGCAAGCCACCCGCGAGTCGGATGGAGTTGCGTTCGATGCTCAGTCAGTGAGCAGTTCTTCGGAAATTTCGCAGTGAATCACAAATCCTGTGAGGTAAGGCAGACCGCGAGGGATACCGTAGTCCTTGGCGGTAAGGCGTCCGATGCTCCAGCCCATCCATTTTTGGGTGGCTGCTTGCACCGCTTGCTCCAGGCCCTTGCCAAGATACAGATGGTTTTGCACTTCGTCCGCAAAGTGGCGTCCATGGCGGCTGTCCAGAAACGCGCGCACGGCGTCAGTAGCGCAGCCAGTGATCTCTGCAATGGCAGGCAATGCGATCGCCCATGCTGCTGGTGCAATATCCTGCATCGTTCCCCAAAAGCCCCAGTCTTCATTCTGAGTGGCGGGGATGCTGGTGTTGGTGTTCATGGTTTGGTCCTTGATGGTGATTGTTGCGACACCCGTAGTAACGCGCTGATCCACTGAGAAGCCAAGTTGTTCTTGGCATCTTTTCAATCTATTTTTGAGTCATCCGAGGCGGGCAACATACCGGGCGTAGTCGCCGCCCTCCGGGTTGACATACAGGTACGGGCGACCGGGCGCGTGGACCTCCACGCAGAAGTAGCCATCGCCGGTCCCGCCACCTTTGCCGCGCAGCCAGTCGCGTGACTTCATCAGGTTGCTGGCAAAGGAGTCGAATTCGCTAGTGGTCATCTCCCGCGTCTCGGTGACAAGGATTCTGGTGTTGCCAAAGCCGCCCACCTCGCTGAGGTCGGCAGGTTTTCTGGCAAAGGGCAGGCGCACGCTCAACTCCTCGACCTGGATGGCAAGGCCCTCTCGGGTGATGGTGAGTGGCGTGCGCTCGATGGTTATGGTCATGGTTGATGTCATGGTGGTGGGTGCGTTCATATTGGATATCCCGTTTATTCGTCGTCAATCACGACAACTGCATGAACGCGCTGTTCCGATCAAAAGCCAAGCTATTTGCAGCATCTTTTCGATCAATACTTTGATTTAGGCGATGCGGTAAACGCGCTCGCCACCCTGGACCTTGTCGGACTCGATGGTCAGGCCGAGCTTCTTTTTGAAGGCTCCGGCAAAGGTGCCGCGCACCGTGTGGGCCTGCCATCCGGTGGCCTCGCAGATCTGCGCGATCGTTGTTCCTTCGGGACGCTTGAGCATTTGGACCACAGTGGCTTGCTTGCTGTTTTCGCGGGTGCGGACCTTGACGGGATCGGGTGACAGATCCGTGGCTGGTGCGGCGTGCGCTGAGGCTTGTGCCTCGTTGGCCCACTGAGCCTCGTGTTGCGCCACAGTGGCCTCCATTTCCGGGTCTGCGACCAAGGGTGCCAAAGGTGCGATCGATGCGACTGTGGGGCGTGGACGACCCAGAGCGTCGTAGCCTTCGGCCGCGACATACCAGTGGGTGCCACCATCGGTGGTGACCAAGGCGCGGTTGAAAAGTCCGTCGAGCACCTTCTTGCGGGCTCCGCCCTTAACGCTCTCAGGGAACCAGACGACCTGGCCGTCGTTGTGATCCAGTGCGTATTGCAGGACTTGGGTTTGGGTGGGTGTGAGTTGAATCGTGGTCATTTGAGATCCTTAGGTGGGTTGGTGATTGGGTTGAAGGTTTGTTGCTCGGTAGTGGTTTTCAGCGGGGTGGCTTTCAGTCTTCCCAGACCTGTGTGCCGTTCAGGGTGATCCAAAGGCGTGCGTCGTCGACGGTGGCCATCTCACGCACTTCCAATCCGGTCTTGCGGTTGGTGCCAGCCTTTTGCGTGTAGCAGTAGGTCTGGCCGTCGTGCTCGACCAGGCTGGGGCCAGTCTTATCAAAGTCGACCTCGATGCTCATCACGCCGCGTGCGCGGTGGTTGGTGTCGGTGACTTGTGCGTTGATCGTTTTCATTTGCTTGTTTCCTTGTTGGTTGCGACGCCTCTATGAACGCGCTGTTCCAGATGGAAGCCAAGCTAAATCTGCAAGAAGACAAACAAATGTTTGAAATATCCAATGGGAATCTCGATACGTGCCTATGCCCGCCACAGGGGGGTCACCGACACCGCTGTGCACAAGGCCATTCGTACTGGTCGCGTCACGCCAGAAGCTGATGGAACCATTGATGCCGATCGGGCCGATGCCGACTGGGCACGCAATACCGATGCGCCCAAAAGGGGAACAAGGGAGCGTGCTGAGAGCGTGGTGGTCAGGGAGGCCAATGGGGAGCCGTCCGCAGTGTTACCAGCCTCGCAGGGAACTGGTGGAACTTCACTACTTCAGGCGCGTACCGTCAACGAAGTGGTCAAGGCTCAGACGAACAAGGTCCGACTGGCCAGGCTCAAAGGGGAACTGGTTGACCGTCCGCAGGCCATTGCGCATGTTTTCAAGCTGGCGCGCTCGGAGCGCGATGCCTGGCTGAACTGGCCCGCACGGGTTTCAGCCCAGATGGCTGCCAAATTGGGTGTGGATGCACACGCCATGCACGTGGCACTAGAGGCAGCGTTGCGTGAACACCTTCAGGAACTGGGTGACTTGCGTCCCCGGGTAGATTGAATCCGAGCAATAAGTAGTGGCACAGAACATGGAAGATTACGAAGGTGCCCAAGAAATTGAGCGGGCATGGCGGGAGGGGCTGACTCCAGATCCGCTGCTGTCAGTCTCTGAATGGTCTGATCGGCACCGCATGCTCTCCAGCAAAGCATCCGCTGAGCCGGGACGCTGGCGCACCAGCCGCACGCCATATCTGAAGGCCATCATGGATTGCCTGTCGCCCACCTCGGCAGTGGAGCGGGTAGTGTTCATGAAAGCGGCGCAATTGGGTGCGACCGAGATGGGGTCGAACTGGATTGGCTATGTGATCCACCATGCGCCAGGACCCATGATGGCGGTGTGGCCCACGGTGGACATGGCCAAGCGCAACTCTAAGCAACGGATCGATCCGTTGATTGAGGAGTCCGCAGCCTTGTCGGCACTGATTTCGCCAGCACGCTCACGCGACTCGGGCAACACTATCCTGGCTAAGGAGTTTCGGGGTGGTGTTCTGGTGATGACTGGTGCCAACAGCGCGGTGGGTTTGCGCTCCATGCCAGTGCGCTACCTGTTCCTGGATGAGGTTGATGGCTATCCGCTGGACGTGGAAGGCGAAGGCGACGCGATTTCGCTGGCCGAGGCCCGCACTCGGACCTTCGCGCGGCGCAAGATTTTCATAGTCTCGACGCCGACGATCTCTGGCGTGAGTGCCATTGAGCGGAAGTACGAGGCCTCTGACCAGCAGCGCTATTTCGTGCCGTGTCCGCACTGTGCACACCGCCAATGGCTGCGATTCGAGCAGTTGCGCTGGGACAAAGGACATGCAGAGACCGCAGCCTATGTCTGCGAGTCCTGTGACACCGCCATCCTTGAGCACCACAAAACCTGGATGCTTGAGCACGGTGAGTGGCGGGCCATGGTGCCGGAGCACGGCACCAAGACTGCAGGCTTTCACCTCTCCAGCTTGTACAGCCCAGTGGGCTGGCGCAGTTGGAAGGACATTGCTGTGGCGTGGGAAGGCGCTGTGAGTAAGGTGTCTGGCTCAGCAGCGGCCATCAAGACCTTTAAGAACACCGAGCTCGGTGAGACCTGGGTCGAAGAAGGTGAAGCGCCAGACTGGCAGCGACTCATTGAGCGTCGGGAGGACTATTCGATAGGCACTGTGCCCCTTGGCGGCCTGCTGTTGGTGGGCGGTGCGGACGTGCAGAAGGACCGGATCGAAGCCTCGGTCTGGGCCTTCGGCAGAGGCAAGGAATGCTGGTTGGTCGAACACCGGGTTCTGATGGGTGACACCGCGCGAGACGCAGTTTGGAAGCAACTCCAGGCAATGCTCGCCGAGACCTGGACACACGAGTCAGGTGCGTCGCTGCCCCTGGTGCGGTTTGCACTGGACACCGGCTTTGCCACGCAGGAGGCGTATGCATTTGTGCGGGCCTGCCGTGACTCCCGCGTGATGGCAGTCAAAGGCGTAGCGCGCGGTGCAGCCTTGATTGGCACACCGACGGCTGTGGACATTACGCAAGGCGGCAAGAAGCTGCGCCGGGGTATCAAGGTGTTCTCCGTCACGGTGGGCATGGCCAAACTGGAGGTTTACAACAACCTACGTAAGGCCGCAGACGTCCAGGAGGACGGAGTCACCGTCAAGTACCCCGCAGGCTTTGTGCACCTGCCCAAAGTCGACGCTGAATACGTGCAGCAGCTTTGTGCTGAGCAGCTGGTCACCCGGCGCGACCGCAATGGTTTCGCCATCCGTGAGTGGCAAAAGATGCGTGAGCGCAACGAGGCGCTGGACTGTTATGTGTATGCCCGCGCCAGCGCCAGTGCGGCAGGTCTGGATCGGTTCGAGGAGCGCCATTGGCGCGAGTTGGAAAAGCAACTTGGTCTGGCACCACCGCCTGAACCCGTTGCAACTCCCACTGAAATCCTGGCCACCCCTAGCGGTGGCCTTGTTGTTTCTGACGGGCGCAGGGTCGCCAGGCGTCTGGTGCGCAGCCGTTGGCTGTCATGAATATTTTTAAAGGAGTTTTTTTTTATGAGTCTTGCTACCCGTATTGAGAGCCTGGTCATCCGGGTTGCTCAGGAATTTAACGATGTCCGGGCCACCGCAGGCAGTCTGTCCAGCCTGTCGACGACCGACAAATCGAGCCTGGTCGCTGCCATTAACGAACTCAAGGCAGCAGTCTTGTCCGCGATCGCCATCGACGACAGCCAGATCGCCACGACCAGCACCTACTCGTCCAACAAGATCGTGACTCTGCTGGACGCGCTCAAGGCCGACATTTTGGGTGGTGCCGACGCCGCTTATGACACTCTGCTGGAGATCCAGCAGGCTCTGCAGAACGGCACAAGCGGCCTTGACGCGATTCTGAGTGCCGTCAATCTGCGCGTGCGCTTCGACGCGGCGCAGACCTTGACGGTGGCGGAGCAGCTCCAGGCTCGTACCAACGTTGGAGCAGTCGCGGCAAGCGATGTGGGCAACACCGATACCGACTTTGTCCTGATCTTCAATGGGGCGCTGGTCTGATGAGTCTTGCCTCCAGCATTGCTGCCCTGGCTGCGCGCATCGGCATCGAGGTCAAAACCAAGATCGACGCGACGCATCCCGGTATTGCCCGGGTATGGGTGAGCTTTGGCTACGTGAGTGGTCAGGTGGTGATCAACGGTTCGCACAACGTCGCTAGTGTGGCGCGCACAGCGGCGGGCCGGTACCGCGTGCGTTTTGCGGTAGCGATGCCGGATGTGAACTACTGCTGGACGGCGCTGGCTCGCAGCAGCACCAATACCGGCCAGCAGCGCTTGGCCTTGGTGCGTGCCAGCTCCGACCTTAAAACTGTGCAGTACGTCGACATCTCCTGCGCGACCGCTGCATCGTCGTTTGACGACTCTTCTGAAATCAACCTTGTGGTGTATCGCTGATGGCCTTTACAGAAACCCAACTCCAGGCATTAGAGAGTGCGCTTGCCAAGGGTGAACGCAGGGTGACCTTTGGTGACAAGACGGTGGAGTACCGCTCGGTGGAAGAACTGCGCGTGGCCATGCGTGACGTCCGTCGTGGGCTTTCGGAGCAGGCTACGGCCACGGGTCTGTGGCCCGGTGCCCCACGCCAGATCCGCATCAACACGTCTAAAGGCACCTGATGGGCTGGTTTAAATCTATTCGCAAGAGGCTGCTGGCCTCCACGCCCACCTACGACGGAGTGGGTGGCGGCAGGCGCGCACTGTCTTGGTCGGTGGGCAATCCCGGCGCGGTTGCAGCCATGTTGTTCAACCAGAATGAATTGCGTGCAAAGAGCCGCGATCTGGTGCGCCGCAACGCGTGGGCCAACTCTGCGCTGGAGTCCTATGTGGCCAATGCCATCGGAACGGGTATCAAGCCCCAGTCGATGCTGGCCAATGCGCAGCAACGCGAGGCAGTCCAGGCGCTCTGGCGCAACTGGACCGTGGAAGCCGATGCAGCTGGACTCACCGACTTTTATGGACTGCAGGCGATGGCCTGCCGCGCCATGCTCGAAGGAGGCGAGGCACTGATTCGCCTTCGCTACCGCTGGCCTGACGATGTCCTGAGTGTCGCACTGCAGATCCAGGTTCTGGAACCTGAGCATCTACCCGTTCAGATGAACATCACCGCAGAAAACGGCAACCTGATTCGCGCAGGCATTGAGTTTGATCGGCTGGGGCGGCGGGTGGCGTACCACCTGTATCGCTCTCACCCGGAGGACGGATTGCTTGCGCCCATGTCGGGCGATGGTGGTTTGAGCACCGTGCGGGTGGATGCCGCAGAAATCATTCACCTGTTCCGGCCGCTTCGGCCGGGTCAGATCCGGGGAGAACCCTGGCTGGCGCGTGCGCTGGTCAAACTGAACGAACTGGACCAGTACGACGACGCTGAACTGGTGCGCAAGAAAACTGCCGCCATGTTCGCGGGCTTTGTGACCCGTCTGTCGCCCGAGGACAGCCTGATGGGCGAAGGTAATGCCGACTCAAATGGAGTCGCGCTGGCAGGTTTGGAGCCCGGCACCATGCAAATCCTGGAGCCAGGCGAAGACATCAAATTTTCTCAGCCTGCAGACGTCGGTGGTTCGTATTCCGAATTCCTGCGTATGCAGTTTCGCGCGGTGGCCGCTGCCATGGGTGTCACCTATGAGCAACTCACGGGCGACCTGACTCAGGTCAACTACTCATCCATTCGGGCCGGGCTCCTGGAGTTTCGACGCCGGGTGGAGTCTTTGCAGCATGGTGTCATCGTGCATCAACTGTGCCGACCGATTTGGGCGGCTTGGATGGACCAGGCGGTTATCGAAGGCGCGCTGACGTTGCCAGGGTACGGCTCTGGGCAACCAAAACGCCGTGAGTACCAGGCTTGCAAGTGGATTCCACAGGGCTGGCAATGGGTGGATCCGCTCAAAGAGGCCGATGCCATGAAGGCCGCCATTCGCTCCGGACTCATGAGCCGCTCGGAGGCCATATCCGCCAACGGCTACGACGCAGAAGACGTGGACCGGGAAATTGCTGCCGACAACGCTCGCGCCGATGACCTGGGGCTGGTCTTTGATTCCGACCCCCGGCACGAATTGACCAAGTCCCCCTTAGCTGCTCCCGAAGAGGTGCAGATGCCGCCCCCCGAATCGCCTTCACAAGGACGCTGACCATGTTGTTGCCACACCTGGCGTCTCGTTTGTACGGGACGCCGCTTCTGCTTGCGCGTACCAAACTCGACATCATTCTCTCGGTTCTGGGCTCTCGTATTGACTGGCCCATTCAGTCAGAACTGGCCTTGCCG